ATGTATTATCTTGTAGTTTAGGCAAAGATGTTTTAATATCTTCAGTCAATTCCCCATATTTGCCAATCATAAACTTTATTGGATCTAATAATGGAGAGAATTTAAAAAATGTTTCCGTTTTGAGTTCCTTTTCTGAAGATTTAATAATACAGTTAAATTTATTTTTCTTATCTGTTTTGGCAATAGATGTAATATTGTAATGTTGATTAAGATTAATACTTTGGTAATTTCCCGGTTGCAAGTTGAAAAAATTTTTATACAATGGAATATAGTTTTGTATCCGATCCATATGATTTTCCTTAAATGTTTGAAATAATACAGTATTATTGTTCTTTTTATAATAAAGTTGGAACATGTGAACTATAAATAAAGTTATCTATTAATTTTAAGTTATTTGTGCGTAATTTCCTATATTTTAATATACAAAAAATCTGTATAATGAATTTGGAATTAAAAAAGTTTGATATGAAAAATATTAGTTTTAAACCAAATGAGACACAAGGGCCAGTCATAGTATTAATTGGGAGACGTGATACAGGAAAGAGTTTTCTTGTCCGAGATCTACTCTATTATCATCAAGATATCCCGATCGGCACGGTAATATCAGGAACAGAGGCAGGAAACGGTTTTTATTCCCGTATGGTCCCTAAATTATTTATTCATGATGAATATAATACGGCAATTATAGAAAATATTCTAAAGCGGCAAAAAATGGTTATAAAACAGGTGAAAAAGGAAAAAGATGCATATGGCAGATCAACAATTGATGCTAGAGCCTTTGTTATTCTTGATGATTGTTTATATGATAATTCATGGGCACGAGAAAAATTAATGCGGCTTTTATTTATGAATGGGAGACATTGGAAAATAATGCTAGTTATTACCATGCAATATCCGTTAGGTGTCCCGCCAAATTTGAGAACTAATATAGACTTTACATTTATTTTAAGAGAACCGTACATTGCCAACCGTAAAAGAATTTATGAGAATTATGCAGGGATGTTTCCTACATTTGAAAGTTTTTGTCAGGTTATGGATCAATGTACTGAGAACTATGAGTGTTTAGTGGTATCAAATAATGCTAAATCAAATAAATTAGAAGATCAAATTTTTTGGTACAAAGCTCAGGCCCACAAGGAATTCAAATTAGGAAGTAAAGAGTTTTGGGAAATGTCTAAAGATATTGGAAGTGACGATGAAGATGAAGCTTACGATCCTAATGCTCAAAAGAAAGGACCTAGAATCAATGTCAAGAAAAGTAGATGGTAATTAAATTCTAGTAAGTTTCTGAACCTCACCTCCACCTAAACCAGCGTGTTTGCAAAAGTCTTTCATGTTAATATTTTTATAGTCATATACACATTTATGCGTTTCGGGTAATCGATGTTTAGTACAATATCTATTCTTACACCGACATTCCATATCGGTTAATTTTAATTTTACTCTGCATCCATCAAATTGACATCTTTTTCGTGATTTCTTCTTCTCTTTCTTTTCCTTCTTTTTCTTCTTTACATCGGTGGGGGCAACAATTATTGTGCCTTCGGGTATTTCATCTCCATCTTCTTGTATTTTTTTAGGTATCGGAGGGGTGACAGCTTGAAACTTTTGGATATCCATAGTATAAGATAGTATCTTTTTATTTTTAAAAGATATTATCATTCAATTTTTAGAACCACCAATAGCGATCTTACCATAAATCCCCAAACAGTTTACTTGGCTATTCGTCTTTCTTTTCTTCAATTGTAACATCCGGGGTGTCGTTTTCATTTTTTTCCTGTCTTGCTTTTTCATCTTTGTCGGTCTGCCTTGTACGGATATTCTCGCCCTCAAACAATTCTTTTCTAATATCTGCAGTACTTGTCTTCTCTGCCCCCATAATTGTATTCTCAACAGTAGACACACCCAGACCAACCAAATTACCCTCTTCATCCACATTTTGTGTTAATTTATTGCCGCTCTCTTTAGCTAGTTTGACATTCTCGGCAATCGCTGTTTTCTTTGCCTCCATAACACGTTTATCAAAGGCCATTCTTGCTTCCTTTTCATTTTTATTCTTCTCATGCATCAATTGATTGAGCTCCTCCTCTAAGTACTCTACTCTCCCTGTTTTGTATGCCTCAGGTTCCCATGGCATCCACATACCTACAGGCCCAACGTAAACATCATGATTAGGATCAACTTCTCTTAGCATTTTACATCTCAATTCTGCCTCTTCTTGCGAAGGATATGAACCACGTACTTTCAACCCCCTTGTGTTGGTCTGAAAGTTATGAGTTTCATTGAACTGTTTGTTTAGATCTTCTTCTTTAGCATCCAAGAAATTCTTATAATCATCAGTGATATTAGTCTTAACTAATTCTTTTTGTTCACTCTTCACGAAGTCTTGAAAATCTTCCATGGCTTTATCAAAATTGATGTTGTACTTATGTGTAAAGAAATTCAAGAATTGTGTAAACTTTTCAATATTTTTGCTGTAATCCCAATGCTTTAGGAACTCCTCAAAAAAGAAGAGGTCCTTTTTTTTAAGGATTTTGTCTGGACTAATAAAAGATATACAGGCGAATTTCTGACCTGCTACAGCTTTATCTTCATCCAATAGATCAACATATTTAGGATTTTTAGCACCACTAGGTAGAATTTGTCTCTCAAAGGGTTTAGACATTATATTATCATTATTCCATTTATATTTTAAGTTATTTTAGAAATGATATATTTTTTTTTCTAGAGAAATAGTATAATATGCTTGGTGAATTAGGTAGCCTTTTGGATTTCGGAGAGCTTATCCGTCGCGTTGTGAAATATTTGGTTGAAGGTATCATGGTTGCAATTGCTGCTTATGCTATCCCAAAGCGGTCACTCAATTTAGATGAGGTTATGTTGATTGCTCTTACTGCAGCAGCCACATTCTCTATCCTTGATACATATGTGCCATCGATGGCCGTCGGAGCGCGCTCCGGTGCAGGCTTTGGCATGGGCGCCAACCTCGTTGGATTCCCGCGTATGTAATTTGTTTAAACATAATTAAGATCATAATTATGTTTTTTTAGCTCAAATATTTATATGAATGACTTGTTGATGAAGATTATTTTCGCCACACTTCTTGGTCTTATATTATACCAATTAAGTAAAACACCTCATATTGAAACCTTTCTTAACACTCCAAATATTATACTTATTGGTAATATATTTAGTGATAAGGATCATACTCGGTTTATTTCCATTAAGGAACAAATTGAGAAAGATAAAAACTTGCATTTTGGAGAAATCATTAATATTAGTAAAAAATGTTCTTCACTCAAGGACTTTAAAGATTCTGTAAAAGAATTAAAAAGAAAATATCCAGAATTAGATCAAAATGATACCTATGCCTTCATATCAATAGGATATAATGATTTGCTTACTAATGTACATAATTGTGAGAAAGCAGTTGAAGTTCAGCCTCACTCGTCACCTAATCCCGGTTTATCCAAAAAACTACCATGTATGACGGAAGCTGATATATTCAATAAATGGAAGGAACAATTAGAGTATTTTCATTCTACCTTTCCCCAAGTAAATATAATTGTATTAAGTGCATATTATCTTCCAGATGAATCTACTATTAAAGAATGTGGATTGAATTTAACACCAAATAGACATCTATCATCGGATATTGATCAGTGGAATGCCGATCTGGCCCAATTCTGTATGAAAAGAGAATGGGGTTTTGTCGCTATGGATCACGAATTCAATCCGAAGGATATTTTATCAGGAAGTATTGATCTAAATAATACAGCAAAAAAACATTTAGCAGAACTTATTAAGCAAAAAGTACATTAAATTGTGGGTACATATTCCCACCGTAGCTCTGCGCAAATTTTCTTCCATATTTCGTCTTGTTCTATTCTTTTAACGGGATCTTTAAGCATTGGAAAAAATGGCAAAAAAGAAGTTTCCCCTAGCAATTCACAGATTTTATATAACACATAATAATAATTCAAAAAGTTAACACGATCATCTGGACAATGTTAACTTTTTGAATTATTATTATGTGTTATATAAAATCTGTGAATTGCTAGGGGAAACTTCACAGATTT